CCGCACATCTGAAGCCATAAGGGCATTGATGCTGTGGCCTTGTTTACGATGACGGTCTCGATGTCGGGCTGGTCGAAGCCGGTAGTTGCGATGCCGATGTTGTTGAGAATTGCATCGGGAGTGTTGGCGAACCATTGCAGCACCTCAGAGCGATCAGGCGAGCCAGCATCGAGATGGCGCGAGTTGAATCCTGCATTGACGAACGCAGCATTGACGGCCATCGAGTGCTCGACATTGCAGTTGAAGATGATGGTCTTGCGGCCGAGTGAGTGTGCCTTGTAGGCGTTCACTGTTGTCTCGATGTACTTAGGTGCTTTGAATGCAGCTGCCATCTGTTGTGCATCGAACTCGCCCGCTTTCATCTTTAGCTTTGCGCGGTCTACAATCTGAGCGGCTGAGTAGGTCAGCTCTGGGCATAAATAGCCCTGCTCGATTAGGTCGGGGATATCGATGCCGCACACAATGTCATCAAAGTAGTTGCGCAAGGGATTGGTCTTGCGAGCTGCAAGCGGTGTGGCAGTGAAGCCAATGATATACTGAGATGTGAAGTGCTCGATGACCTTTGTGAAGTTGCCGATGTGCACTTCATCGACAATGACCAACCCGATGTTAGTGAACTTGTCGAGCCGCTTGTAAGCAGTCTCAACCATTGCGACATAAACGCGAGCATGTGGGATTGACTTCATGCCGGCTGTCACGGCTTGCGATTGGAGGCGAATGGCTTTCGTGGCCTGTGCGAGCAGTTCTTCGCGATGCACAAGGATTAGGATGTCTGTGCTGTTGCGTGCTGTGAAGCGGTCGCAAATCGCAGAAAAGCACACGGTCTTGCCTCCACCAGTTGCGAGCTGCGCAACCACCTTGCGATTGCTGCGCAGGCTCGCTGCGATGTTATTGATGAAAGTCTCCTGATAGGGCCTGAGTTTCATACTGCTCGATTGCTTTGAAAATTTGGTAAACCACTTGAGGCACTATGGCGTTTCCTCCGGCTTTGATGGATTCGTTTCGCCACTTAGAAAAGGTAATTCCGTCCAGTCGGGAGGAAATCCCATCATCTCCAGTACAAATTGGGGATTGAGTTGGGAAGTTTTGGAAGTTGTCAAATCCATTTCTGCTATCTGGTCCGTTAAATTGCCCTTCCCTCGTTTGTCCGATGTGTTTCCCCTGCTTGCTTGTGCCGTTGGTGTGCATAGTAGCCTCGTTAAAGTCATTGAGTGCATACTCCCCTCCTTCACTTGGCTGCTTTTCATCGTTGCCGTTGCGTTTGTTGAATCCATTGCTGTTGGGGTGGGGAGTAGACCGTTCATCGCTAAGTCCTTCAATGGTGCGCTTCCGTTGTGTCCTTGATTGCTTATTATTCTGCCCGATTGAGTTATTTGCCGTGGTGGATTGGTCATTGAGTCCATGGCTTGTGGGGTTGGAAGTAATCCCTGAACTATCAAACCGTTTTTCAGACATGTTCCTCCCTGAGCATAGTTTGTGTTCCTGTCTGCTCCCGATGTCACGGTAGGCAACAAACCAAACTCTATCTCTTCGGTGCGGTGCGTTGACGGCACAAGCTGGAAGTACATACGGTTGAACTTCGTACCCTTCAGCTTCCAAATCAGCCTGCACCTCGTGGAATACCAACCCCCCTGACCAATTAACAAGGCCGAGAACGTTTTCGCCCACAACCCAACGCGGCCGAATTTCTCGAATCGCTCTAAGCATCTCCGGCCAGAGGTGTCGCTCATCTTCTTTTCCAAGTCGCTTTCCTGCCATTGAGTATGGTTGGCATGGGAATCCCCCTGTGAGGATGTCAATTCGTCCTCTGTGAATAGTGAAATCTGTTTTGGTAATGTCTTCATAACTGATTGAATTTGGAAAGTGATATTTTAATACTTTTTGCCCGAATGGATTCCACTCGCAATGGAATATGTTCTCCCATCCCATCCACTCAGCGGCTAAATCAAAGCCGCCAATTCCGCTAAATAGTGATCCGTGTGTCATCTTTTTTATTCCAAGGTTTATGTCCTTTTGTGAATCTATTCTTCACACCGGCAATTGCCACCACTTTGCCATGCACCTCTCGGATATACTCAGGTGCTTTTTTGAGCCCGAGCTTATGCGCAATGTTATAAACGCTCGACTCAGATATGCCAAGCACTTTGGCAATCTCTGCCGTCTTGGTGTGCGAGTAATACTCCACAACGTAATCGATTACAAGCTGGCCGTGTCGCTTACTTCCCATAGTTACCATCGAATTGATTGAGAAAGCCTGCGATTAGCTGAAAGGCATGGTCGAGCTCTTGCTGATTGTGGCGGTAGAGGTAGAGGTCTTTGAACTGCCCCGACTTCTTAACCTTGGGCGGCACTCCGATGTAGTAGAAGTCTTTCGGATCCCATCCCATCAGCATGCAGTACCACACAGCCTGCACATGGTTGAAGTGCTTTATCATGTCATCGGCGAAGGCTTGCAGGTTCTTTGCCGTTGTGGTCTTGACATCAGCGATGATCTTCATCTCATCCCAGCAGATATCCATCGCACCTTTGGCGAGCACGGTCTTATCCCCGAAGGTAAGCTCAGTCACCACGATGCGCTCCTTCTCGCTTTTGTCGAAGAGTTCTCCAAGCAGTTCGACCTGGTGAATTGCATCGTAGGTGTTGCGCACTGCATCGCCCATTGTTTCGTAGTCGCACTCAAGCAGTGAATAGTGGAAGTCCTTGCCGTAGTTAAGCGATGCCTTAGCGTAGCTGATGTCTCCAGTGTAGTGCCGTTTGATGCGGCTTGCGCTTACCGCTGGGTAGGTTATGTATTCTTCGCGTGTCATCTTTCTCCAATTAGTTTTTGAAATTCCCTATATGTTCTTTCCCCTACTCCACTTCTTTTAATTAAATCCTTAGAAGATATTTCTGACACCCTTTTATCGGGGAAATTTTTCATTAGACAATTTATAAGTCTTATTGAAGGATCCACCGCATTAATCCAATCTTTAACAGTCATGTCAGTTGAAACTACAGCATAATCTTTTTCAATTAGATTTTTTAATTCTCTCTTTTCATGCTCAGTTAAGCATTGATATAATCTAAAAACATTCATGACTTAAAAACGTGATTGTAATATTGTTCTCCCAGTTGCAGGCCGTCGAGTGCGCCTTCGTTGTAAGTTTCAACAATCTGTTGCTTTTCTAATTCGATGTACTTGTGAAAGTTGTTGAGGAACTGCCTGCCCTTGTCAGTATGAACTTCAAAGAATTCTGGATGCAATTCTCTGAGCTCTGTCATTAGTTGCTGCACTGTTGTCTTAGTTGCCATAAGTCTCGGTAAAATATTCGTTAGCTGTTTGCGGACCTTCTTTTATGCCTTCAAGCTTTCCGGCATTGTACATCTGCATCATGTACTCGCGCTCAACTACCTTGGCGGTTTCGAATGCCTCGGCAAAGAAAGGGCCCATTTCGGAGGCGAGCTTGTTTTGAATGGTTAGTCGCAGCCATTCAACTGCTGTCATTTTAGTTGGCATGTTTATCGTGTTATGGTTTGTATTTGTTCTTCGTAAATATCGATGCCAGCGATGGCGGTCACTCCGCATTTATCCATTGCCTTGAGCAAGTTTTGCGTGAGGTCTTCGGGCTTATACATTCCCGAGCCGAACAGGACACTGAGCACCTTCATCCAATCCACTTCACCGGTGATGCGAGCACGGCGGATTGTGCGAATGCCTTTGATGTGGCTGTGCTGGATGCTAACATCAGCGAGCTGATCGGTCAAGTCGGCCATCGAGCGGGATTGCTCCTGAATGCGCTTTTGTTCTTCTTGCTGCTTGCGATTAAGCTCGGCAGTGTACTTCAGCATCTCAGCTTTGGTGGATGCGATGAAAGCCTGGAGTGGTTCGGTAGCATCGGACTCGATGCGCATGAGTTCTTTCTTGTAGGCATCGAGCGGACCAGTGACCATCTTACGCGCATCTTGGATAGCCTTAACAGCAGCGTTAACCTGAGCGATGGCATTGGATGCGGCGGTGTATTGGTTTGGGCTTTCGATTGGCTGAATGTTAGCCGTAAGCCTCTGAGCGTTTAATGTCTCGGGAGAATTTATTGATTGATACAATTTTTCAATCGGAATTGTTATCTTTGCGATACTGTTCATGTGTTTTATTTTAGTAAAAGCCCGGCTATAGTGTGTATGCCGGGCTTTTTTTGTGGTTAGAAATTAGAATGGAGTCTTATCGTCTGACTCTGAAAATAGTGAATCGAAGTCTGTGGCTGATGCTTCCCAAGTTGGCGCTGGCACAGCTGGCTTGGCGGTAGTTCGCGCAATCCATTCATCGCTTTTGCGAATATCTTCCTGAAGGAACTCCGGCAGCTTTGCGAACACCTCAGCATTGTGCTCGGTTGTGTCATAGGTCAAAAGCTCGTTGATTGCAGGCGGGCAAGCAAGGCCCTTCGGCAGCGGGGATATGCTCATGATGTTAGCATATGTCCTGTCCTCTTTGCCATTGTGAGCGATGTTAACCATGCCGGGATGTCCGAGTAGCTTGGTGATGTCGAAGTCAGCAGCTTGCGCATCTGTGAGCTTCTTGCCAATCCATGACTCGATGAACTTGCGAAGGGATGCTTTCTCGCCCATTGTAAGGTTGAATACTGTCTTGACATAGAACGGCTGTTCGCCTTTGTCCTCGCTGAATACAGCGGTCTCTGTTGGCAGTTCAAAGAGGAATTGAACTTTGCGTTTTTTGTTGCCCCACTTTTCATCGAAGGTTGTGCCCTTGTCGATGATTTGGTAGCAGCGCGCAGGATATGCGCCTTCGGGTGCGATTTGGCGGGTTTGGCTTCCGCCTGAGTTTACTGGTGCTTTCATGATTAAAGATTAAATTGAGGTTAAAAGTGCTTGAGTTGATTGTTCGTGAAGGTATTCAGTGACGAATGCAAACTGGTTGTGGAATTCTTCCATATTGCAAGGGTCATAGATGCGCTTCTCAGGTGCCACGCCGTGCTCCATCGAGCGGTGATACTGGCGTGCAAGGTTTGCGGCTTGGCTGTCGCATCGGGTGTAAAGGCCCTTGATGCAGCCGTCATTTACAACCATGACCATAGTGCCGGTGAGGTGGTTGTAGTGAAAAAATTCAGTGCCCTTCCAATTCTTGAAGGTTGTCGCTGGTGATAGTTCTGGTGTGTTCATGTGTATAGATGTGTAAAAGTTTAAGGAAAAATGGGGGCGGTTAGGCCCCCGTGAAATTTAGTTGTTTAATGATTCAAGATAAAGCATGTATTCTGTTTTCATTCCAGCATCAAGCATTTTAATGAATTCAGGATCGTTTCTTGAAATGCAAATCCATTCACCATTTCCTAAGATGAAGAAATTGTCACCAGTTCCAAATTCGAAAGCTTCGTCTTTTGTTTTGTAAGATTGCGGAAAGTTGATTGTTGTTTTCATGGCGTTTATTTTTCGTTGTTTTGTTTGACAAATGTAAATCCTTATTTTGAATTCACAATACTAAAACAAAGAAAAAAGTAAACCACCAGCGCGAAAAATCGCAAGTGCTTAATAATCAACGCAATTATTTTGCGCGACCAATTGCGACACCAACAAGCCCACCAAGTGCGAAAGCGAATGCGCGTGTCTCATACCACTTCTTAGGCGGCTCGGCCACGATTATGTTGTTCATTCCGGTAACGGTTACGTATGGGTTATCGATGCCAAGCCGAACCACTTTATCACGCTTACGCGATAGGAAGCCCTTACGCATCGTATCTCCGATTGCAACGGTATAACTTACCGGAATGATAATTGAATCCAACTGAAGCCGTCCTGCGCGGCTTATTTGCCCACCTATCTCGAGCCACTTACCCGGCCGATGGAAGTAACGCGGCAGGCGCAAGTGCGGAAAGCTGTCAATGTACACGGTCTCGCCAAGTTCTACTTGCGTCACCACCTTGGTGCGCGTCTGATATCTTACAACAACCTCCGGCTCTTTCAGCTCCAAGGCTCGGAGCTTGGTGCCTGCCGCTGCGAGCTGCACACCTTGCGAGTACATTCGAGCACTATCTCTCGCAATTCGCACAGCGTACTCATTGTTCAGTGAATCCAGGTACATCGCATTGCTTTCAGCCTCACCTAATGCCCCACACGTTCGCAGCAAAAGAAGCAAAAGAAATAGGCATATTGCCAACAGGCTGAGACTGGTTACGTTGCTTTGCTGCATTTTATCAGTTCGTTTAATCGTTTGAGATAGGTGCTTTTATCGCGCAGCTCGTTGAGCAATATATCGCCCGCCACCTTAATCGGCATCGACTTCTCGGCTATGTAAACTGCCAGCACCTTCACAAGTCGCTCATCGCATTCGCAATCGGTGGCCGGTAGGTTGCTCATAATTGCCTGGTTGCTTTCTTTACCAATAGCCGAATCACATTGTCGAGCTTTTCAACGCTGTCCTCGAGCATCTTCATCACCCCATCGCGCTCCTGATCGGTTGCCCATGTATGCTCATTTATCATCTTCACCAAGCCGCCGATCGATGTCAACGGCTGACGAAGCTCGTGCGATAGGGTAAAGCGAAACTCTTCGAGCAGCATCTTTTGCCGTTCATATTCATGGCTTGAGATGGAAGTAACATCGACCAGTTGAATGCCGATGAAATGCAGCATATCTACAATGGCATAAACATTCCACATATTGAACCGCTCCGAGCTTATCTTCTGCTTGGTCTTAGCGTATGCCCGAATCGGGTCAGGCGATTTGCTTTGCGCCTTGCGAATGGCTGCAAGCAGTTCATCGCGGTCGCTATCTTGCGCTGCGATGTCGAGTATGTTGCCTGGCTTTATGTGGCTTGAATATTCGCGGAATAGGTCATTCGTGGTGACGATGTTGCCATCCCTGTCGGTGATCACATAGAAGAGGTCAATGCTTGACTCAAGGATGTGCAGCGATGCCATGCTGCAAAGATACGTTAAACCGAACGCAAATCCGCAATTAATGAACGCCATGCAGGCACGCATCCGAGTGCATACTTGATGGTAAGCAGCATCGTGAAGGTGAGCACAATTCCGTTTGCAAGTATATCGTAATTCATAGGCGTTGGCATTTCCGGCTCGTTTCTTACAGCGTGAGTTTTCGGGATGTAATACGTGGCGGCTGGGTACAAAGATACATCACACGGCTGAATCGTGTCGAATGCTGTTAGCACTTTCGGCTTTACCGGTTGCGCCATGACCGCCTGAAAGCTCTCACGATTCGCTTGGGCGAATGAGGTGTCGGCATTAGCAGCCTCCCAGCTCATCGTGTCAATGTTGAGCTTGCTGTGGCGCACTACTTTGATGGTATCTCTTCTAATCTGTTGCATCGCTTTTTGCTTTTGGTATGTACCCTGCGGCTAATAGTGCTGCAATTATGGCTGTTAATGTCTCGGCTGTTATCACTTTGAAGATGAGTAGAAATATGGATACCAAAATCATAAGCGAACCGATTGTGCCGCGCCAGTGCTTCACAATCACATCGAGTATTCGCCTTTGCTTGGTAGCCCTTTTTCGCATACCTAATATACGCACACGCCAGCGCGGCGTTGGGGCAAGATGCCGCTAAATATTACAAAGTGAGAAATAGAGATTCGCCTCTTCGCGGCGGCGGTTCGTTAGCCCTGAGAGCACTTTCCCGCCCGCCTTGTTCCATCGAAGGAACTCATCGAGGATGCTCGGGTCGGCTGCGTTAGCTTTTGCCTTTCGCATCAGCGTGGACTTCACCAACGCGCCAGTGCCTACGTTATATGCAAAGCACACAAGCGCATCGAACTGGCATTGGTTGAGGTTAGGTAGGTGTTTGTTTACTGCATCCTCGAACGGTGAGAGCGTGGCCAGCAAAAGCTGCGTTGCTTCCTTTTCGCCTGTGAGCTTTTCGCCGAGCATTACCTTCTTGCCGTTCGGGTATCGAGTCGAGCCGTAGCCTATGGTCGGCACGCCTGCCGGGCATAAGTAGGAACTAAGCCGCAAGCCCTCATACTTCTTAATCAGATTCAGACCCAGAA